TCCTATAGTGCCATCTATCATCACCTGCCAATGAAGGTAACTGCACAACCATAGCACCGCCCTTTTCTATGACGGATTGATGGTGCAGATGACCGTGGAACCATATCTTGTTCTCACACGACCCCCACTGTTGCCACTCTTCCTTAGCCATTAGCGACGGTAGGTCCATACCCTTGACCCCATCACCGTGAGTAAAGCCCATAAGCGTGTTGCCCCAAGATACATACTGCCGTAGTTTGGGGTCAACTACTATACTGACATCCTCAACTTCTTCATAGATAGCCTTGAGGTACATCATCAAAGCAATTGCAAGGTGCCTGTCATGGTTTCCACGCATGAACAAGACCTCCACGGGACATACGCCGCGTAGTAATTCGATATGCTCTCTTGCTAACTCACACCCATCCATAAATATCTGCGTAGGGCTTGTAGACATATCCTGCGGTGTGCCGCTAGTAGTGTGACCTTGCTCGTTGTCTATGTGAAACCAGTCAGAGCCAGTAGCCAAGAATATTCTTTCCGGTCTACCGGGAAGCCTACTTATTAAGTTTTCAGTCCTGTTAATAAGTCTTGACTTAGCCTCTTCTGTATCGTAGTGGTTGCCTGTTTCATCAATCCAACACGACGACCCAAAGTGCAGGTCAGTAGGAGACATAACAACAGCGTATGGGTCAACATCACCCATTTTTATCTTGGGTACCTTCTTTCTTGGTAGATGACCCTTACCCAGAGCCTCTTTGAAATCACCGTAAAAAGCCTCGTCAAGATTACGCCACTTGTGAGCGGCCTTAGCCATAGCGTTGTAGTGCGCTCTTTGCGACCTAGCCAACGCACTTTGTCTTTTTAACTCAAGAAAGTCAACAACCATTTCGTCTTCCGACATACTCATCATTTGCTCATCAGTGTACGGAGACATCGGGTGCCTCCAATTGTGAGCCTTGATGTAGTCTTGCATCCACAAGATAGGAAAGTGAAACGCACTAGCCATTTCAGCGACCGTAAACCTACCACCTTCATCGCTGTATCTTTTTTTCATGTCTCGATGTTTGTCTCCCTCGACCTTAATAATCGCGTTAGCCTGTGGGATAAACGTAAAATATATATCCTTTTCATCATCATAGTAACTTCTCATTGCTTCCGGTGCGTCTATAGCATATTCGTCTTTAATACCGTCTGGTACTTGAGTAACAAAGTTTGGTTGTGTGGCACTCATCTTTGAACTTTGGAAGTTAGTATACTCTATTTCCCCTCCTGCTCTTTTCCAACGCATGATAGCGTTGCGCCAAGCATTTACACTTCGCTTTGGCTCTAGACCGTGCAGGAATCTAGCAAACTCACTCTCACTCTTAAATTCACGCGCATTCGCGTACTTCTCAATTATTTCTGTTCCGCCGAGCATCTTAGTGCGCCCGGAGAAGGTCTTATCCTCCTTTCCCATTAGACTATGCGAGTAGCAGGGGATATATAACGATTGCGGTGGGCTGTATTGTTTTTATTTATTTTGTCAAGCCCAGAAAAAATAAACACGCATACTGCAAGCCTGTCAGCGAATTCTTTTTTTATTTCAATAGTGTTTTTAGAATGGCGGCTGCTCACCCACTATTTAGATTAGTAAACTAAGGGATTAGTTATAGTATTTTAGAAACATACTATAGAAAGAATAAAACAAATACCAGAAATAGGCGCAGTGTCACGTTTTATTTTTTTTGTAAATCGCTGAAAAAAATGAAAAAATAAGGGAAAAGGTTAAAAAACACCTACTATTAGGGTCAAATATGTCTGAGCGTAAGTGGTATCAGTTTTGGCGTGGCAACGAAGCCAAGCCAAGCAACGTAAGTGCAAGAGTGAGTACAAAGAAAGAAGGTTTTAGAGCAGTAGCGGGAGTACCGGATGTCATGCGTGACACAGAAAGGTTGCAAAAGGACAGTAACTACGACAACGAGTTTGATATGTATGACCTCATGCTAAAACTCGACCCCGAACTAAACGGTGCTGTTCGCGCTGTTAGCCTCACGGCCAACAACTACGAGATAAATTACGCTAAAGGTAAGAACGCAACTATCCGCAATGCAATCAAAGAGTTGGTAGAAGATACGCTAGACTTTGATGACATCCTGATTACTGCTCTCAGAAACCTCATGGTGTACGGAAACGACATCAACAAGATAGTAGGAAGGCAAGGCGTGGGTATAACAAACCTACAAAGCCTACCTGTCAAGCAAATCACCATAGTAGATGAAAGGGGAGGACTAGAGAAGAGTTTTAACGCCGATGAAGAAAACCCTATCATACACGCGGACAAGTACATTATGAGGGAGCAGAAGTACAATACCGTTGCTATTCCGGCACAGGAGATACTACACATAAGGGTTGACTATCGTTCTAACTGGTTTGTTGACAACAAGGGCCGCAAGACCTACGGCGTGTGGGGTGCATCTAGATTTACCGCGCTCAAGCAAGCCATACGCATGAAGTACAACAGTCTAAACAATCGCCTGTCCCTTGAAGACAGTATGACCAAGCAGTACATTACGATTGACAAGTCTGCGATAGAACACATCCAAGACCCTGCCGAACAAAGCGAAAGGTTAAACCACATTATGAGTGAAGTTATCAAATTGTTTGAGGGGCTAAGGGGCGACCAGATACCCGTGTTACCTCACTACGTTAACCTACACCACGTTGACCTTGAGAACAGCCTACCTAACAGCGGCGACTTCTTGGATGCTATAAACGCAGATATAGCAGCCGTGCTACAAGTACCGCGAGTGGCCGCAGGACAGGAGAAGGGTAGCACATTTGCCGCTACTTATAACGCAAACCTCTGGGCCGTCCAAGCAATCAGCAGAATGCACAGTATCCTTGCTTTCCATTGCAGGGAACTGTTCTCGATGCACCTAAAGTTATTAGGCATAGAACACAAGATGTCAGACCTACCTACTATCCGGTTTGACGCTATGGATAGCGAAACCCCACTAAATGTCATGCAGAGAGTAGTTATGGGTTACGATAGCGGCGTTCTTACTCTAAATCAAGCCTTAGATATTCTAAATTTACCGCAAACACCAGACGGTAATGTAAGAAAGGGAGGTAATTCTTCTGATACAGGAGATTTGCCGCGCGAAAACTCACAACCCGGAGCAAATGAGAATATTGAATAATCACTTGTTTTATCGAGAATAGCATGAGCGGAGATGAGGAACAGAACATCATTCAGGAATTGAATGCGCGATTTCAAGAATTGCGAGCCTTGATGATTACTATTGGTTCTGTCATAGCCATGCTACTCGCAGGTCTAAACGAAGTGGGCTTTATCCAATTTGCAGTAGACAGTCTTGTTGATTGGGTCGAGGATAACCCCGACAAAAACCCATATGCGCCATGCCAAGAAAACTGGATGATAACAAGCGACCACTACATAGTTGATGGTGACTTGTATATTACTGTAGATATTTTAGATGACGCATGGTGCAACACCATTCACACTGTATGGTTCAACGCTACGATGATGGGTCAAACGCAATCTGAGGAAAGCGCACCTTTCCGCAACGCGGCTTCGGCTTTATTTGAGTTTCCCGATATTGACGAAGGTACGCATAGAGTAAGCGTATCAGTAGAAAACGGTAGTATATTCTTGTTTGCTATGGAGGTTATAGACTTTGAGTACGACCAAAGTGAGGAAGAGAACGCAGTATATGGCTGTACCGACCCTGCGGCTACAAACTACAACGAAAGTGCTACGCATGAAGACGGCTCTTGTGAGTATCCAGAAGAGGAAGAAGAGATTACCGAAGACTGTTATGCCTACATTTATGACGCGGTATCTTACTGGAACGAAACTAACGAATCTGTTTACAACGAGTTTGACGTTGATTTCTCCTGTCAAGCCAACATTACTTTTACCATGAAGATAGAGTTACTTGACTCAAGCAACAAGTCAGTAGGTCTAGAAATAGAGGATAACTTTACTACCTATCACATGGAGTGGGACTACAAGTATCTAGACTTTTATGGTGTGTATGATAAGGTAGATGATGCCTACGCTGTCAATTTCAATCTGTACTATGATGGGGAGTTGGCGGATAAACTATGGAAAGAAATCTCGTAGTACCACTACTTGTTGCAATTATAGGAGTAATGAATTGGGGTTTCTCGCTTTGGTTTGCCAACAGGTCTTACCGTAGAAGAAAGAAGCATTAATAAATCACATGAGTCGTCGGGCTACCATGTCGTGCGGATGTGGTTGTGGTGGAGAGGCAGTAGCCTATGAAGATTGGGAAGAAACAGATGTTATGGCAGCAGAATACCAAGGCAGGAAGGTTACACTTAACAAACCTTTCCGTACACCCGGCGCAAAAAAGAAGTTTGGTGTTTATACCAAGAATGGTAGTGGCAACGTGGTTCTAGTAAGGTTTGGCGACCCCAACATGGAGATAAAGAGGGACGACCCTCAAAGGAGAAAGAACTTCCGAAGCCGACACAACTGTGATTCTCCCGGCCCAAAGTGGAAGGCGCGCTATTGGTCTTGCAGACAATGGCGAGGCGGTACAAAGGTTGAAGCCTCCTCTCCTTGTGGTTGTGGTTGTGAGTGTGAAGGCTACGATTGCGGCTGCGCTTCTGATGTAGAAGCAAAAAGAAAAGACGACCCTTGCACAGAAGGCTATGAGCAATACGGAATGAAGATGAAGAACGGGCGAAAAGTTCCTAATTGTGTACCTATTAAAAAGGCCGCAGAAGCAGATTACAAAGTTTGCGCTGATTGCATGACACAGGCAAAGTGTGCTGAAATGGGTGATTGCATGAATGTATCTAAGGAAGCGGCGCTTCCCTCTCCTAAAGATGGCGAAAGTCACGAAGAGTTTATGTCAAGGTGTCAGGCTATGGGTAACAGCCGAGAAGAATGTATGAAAGCGCATGAAGGACATGAGTTTAACGTAGAAGGCTACAAAGAAAAAGAAGAAGAAGAGGCAGGTATGTACA